GGCTTGTGAGCCTGAAGGAGTGATTGGATCGTAAAGGTTTAGAGTCATGTTCTGCCACTCTCTCTTACCACGAATCTTTCTGTAAGTGTTGATGTGGTCAAGCTTGATAACACCATCGGTGAAAGAAGGTGAAGTAACGCTCTTAACCATGTATGATGGAATTCCATCGATGTACATGATAAATCTGTTAGTCACCTTCGGCTCGAAGGCGGTGAACATGATTTCGTTTGGATCTAGTACTGGCATGTTACTGTGATTGTTTAATTATAAATAGCTTATACGTTAAATGTTGCTCCTGTAGGTTGAACTACGAAGTCAAGTACGATGAATTCTGCAGTCTTAGTAGGCTGGATATAGATCTGGCCGATAAGCTGGTTTCTATCGATAACGTCAGCAGTGTTGTTGGTGTCATCCATTACAACTCTGTAAGCGTATAAGCCTTGACGCTGCACTACAGTCTCAAGATATGGATTAACGTTGGCTAGGAATCTGTTACGAGTAGAGATTGTGTTCTGCTCGAATACTAGAGTGTTAGCCTGCTCACCGATGAAGTTCTTAAGGTTGATAAGTAATCTTCTTACGTTTACTCTGTCAAGAGCTGAAGACTTAGTCTGCAGAGTCTTCTGACCGTAAGCAACTACTCCTGAACCTGGGAATGTCGCAATTGGGTTAACTTTAGCTAAGTAAAGAGTATCTCTATCTGATTGAGAAAGCTTTCTCTCTGCCATTGTTACACCTGGGATACCACCTCTCAGTAGACCGGCTGGTGCGAACCATTCAGCACCTACTCTATCGTTAAAGGCAAATACACCTGGCATTACTGTAGAGGCTGGAGACCAGATGTCTTTTCCTAGTTCCTGGCTTCTAACCTTAACCCATGGCCAGTAAGTGGCTGCGAATGAGCTGTTAAGAGCTTGTGCTTCTGTGGTAGCAGTTGCAAGAGGACTTCCATGGTCAACCATATCAGCAATGTAGATTGCATCACCTCTGTTTTCTACCATCTCGATAAATGCACCAACTTGTGAAGAGTGAAGCTCTTGGTAGATACCTGGTGTTACTAGGATGTTGAAGCGGAACTCATCTTTGTTTGCAAGAGTGGCAGCAGCTAGATCGTAAGTACCAACTTCTGCTGGATTAACACCCTGTGATTCAGTCTGTGATGGAGGTGTTGATCCGAATACTGCTGGACCTGATGTCTGCCATAGTTGACCTTCAGCTCCTTTAAATGTACCAAATTCTGAACCTGAGTATCCTGCAGGAATGGCGTTTAAGTAAGGCTTGTAAGCTGCTTTTGCAACTCCGTTATTATCGAAGTAATCAGGAGTTTTAATATTTACAGCATCTACGTAAACGTACTTAGAAGTATTTGGGTATTCTCCAGATGTTGTTACAACTCCGTTAGTGTTGGTGCTGTACACATCACCGATTTGCTTGGCAATGTAGTTTGGAGATTTTGGATCAAGTGAAAGGTTTTGGTAAGACTCAAGAATGATCTTGTTCTTTTCGTTGTCGTCACCTCTTCTGATTACAAGCGAGAAAGTTCCTAGGTCAGCATTAGCTGAAGTGATCTCCCATCTAACGTTGTCTGGTGTACCTAAAGTTAGAGCGTTGGTGCCGGTTGTGCTACCGCTGTTATTCATGATTGCACCTTGACCCAAAGTCTTTAAGGTGAATAAATTAACAGAAGCACTGGTTACTGTAGCAGTAGCAGGAGACCAAGAACCGCTAGCAACTCTATGTACTAAAAGAGAAGTACCTCCTTGCTCGAAGTATTTTTCGGCAGCTAGAGTAGTGAAGTGGGTGTAGTAGTCGCTACCAGACTTGAATGCCCCGCCGAATACGTTTAAGTACTCGCCGTATGAAGATACTACAGTCGGGATATCTACTGGACCTTTTGCAGTCGGTCCTACGATAGCTGTAGAGATCTCAGCAGGGGCTGGGGTTAGGAAAGACAGGTCGTTTTCTCTTGAAAATACACCTGGTGATAAAATTCTTTCTGCCATCTTAATGAGAGGTTAATTGATCTTAATATAAATATGTGGCGGTGTTCTAAACCATTTTTAAGACTCGCCTACAGATTTAATCCTTTATAAATAGAAAAAGAGGGCCGAAACCCTCTCTTGCTTGCACGGCATGCTTTTTTATTCCTCGATAGGAGTAAATTCTCCTGTCTCTAGATCGATATTTCCGTTTCCGTATTTTTCTGTTAAAGCTTTGCCGTTGGCTTCTTGTTCAGCTCTTAGATTTGCTAGATATTCTTCAGCATACTTTCTTCTTTTCTCTAACTGCAATTTTGCTAGTTCGATCTCTCCTAATTCAGTAGTTACCGCTCTGTTTTTATCATTAAGAGTTCTAATGGTAGCTAGCTCTTCTTCTGTAAATTTAATCATAACGTTATTTTTATATAAATATATATTATTTTCCGTTACTGTAAGGAAAGAGGTTATTTAATTGCTCCTGTCTTTTCTTACATCCGCAGTCTTGAATGCCTGCGGCATGAGTTACTGTTTCAACAGCTTTTGCAATTCCTGTTGCTTCTGTGAATTTGGCGATTGAATCGCCGAGTCCTTTTGATTCCATAGATTATAGGGTTTTATATTTAGCTTTTGTACTATTGTAGTTAGCTAGAACTTCACTGGCTGTTAGTCCTCGGCTGTATATTCTAGCGTCTCCTATTAATCCGTTAAAATTATGTGTATCGTCCACTAGAGTACCTCCGTATGTACCTACTACGTAAGTGCCTGCGGGAATCGTACCTGTCTGTGCAGCTGACCATACTTCAACTCCATTAATGTAAGCACGGCTTGTAGATCCATCGTACGTTCCTACTAGGTGAGTCCAGGTATTATTAGGTATCTGTCCATTAGTATTATAGGGACGGCTATCAGTAGTCATATTGGCCCAGTGCATTCCGTGAGTTGATCCACCGTCTGCTGAATTGAAAATACCTAGGTACATACTATTAGTGTTTGAAATAACACCTCCTCTTACTGTACCTGTACTTACCGGTTCAGATGGATTGATCCAAGCCTCGCAAGTTATCTGAGTAGAGGGAGCTCCTGTAAATGTAGGGATAGTCACATAGTCGTTAGTCCCGTCAAAAGCCAGTACACTTTTTGTGTAGTTGATAGGGGAAACAGGTCCATTTATTAACTCCCCATGATTTCCTTTTCCGCTAGTATCCTTCCATCCTCCTCCGGTTGCTACTGTAGTTCCTCTGGTTCCGACTGCAAACGCAGTAGAGTATGTTTTTAATTCAACTTGAGGCATAGTTACTTCCCAAGAGGAGTAGTCTCCTCCGTATGTCCCTCCGTACGAAATAAGGTAAAATGTAAAGCTTGTCGTAGTAAAAGTTCGAGTTGCTGATACTCTGACCCATTGTCCAATTACTTTTCCGTGACCTTGTGCTGTATCGCCGATTCCGCCGCCGCTTGTATAGACTGTTCCACCGTTGTTATTAGCGGCTCCTCCTAAATACCGTATGTAAGCTGATATAGTATACGTTCCGGTGCTTGGTAAGCTTATTCCACGGTATACTCCATTCCACGAACCCCGGTTATACATCTTGTAACCAACCGTTCCAAATTCTGTTGTGAAAGTTCCATCGTTTCCATTATCATAAGAATTCCAACCTGTCATTAGGTTAGCATCCGGAACTAAATTAACGGTGGGTTCTCCGGAAAATGATTTTTGATTAGCAGCATCCAAAGACAGTACTAGGCCACTGGTAACGATATCCGGTCCTGATGATGCTGCCATCTCTGCTTATTAAATAAAGCGTTCTACTTCTACGATATTAAGGAAAGGATTATTCTTCATTTGATTCTCCCATCCGTCGAAATATTCTTTGTTAATCATCTCCGGTAGAAGTACTAATCCTTCCTGTTTGATGATTTCGTAACCGCTTTCAATCACGGTTACGGTCTTGCTCCAAGTATCACCGTCTCTGGCGATAGTAAGCTTCATTGGTTTAAGTTCTGTATTTGCTGGCATGATTGAAATTATTTAATATAAATTGCTCCGTACTGGTGATTATCTGCTCCTGAGCTGTCCCAGTATGGCCTGTTATCATATCCAAAATAGTTACCGGACCAGCATGCTCCGTACCACCAGGGCTGGTTTCCGTAAGCCTGTGAGCAGTTTCCTCCGTATGCGTCTTGGTCGTTATCAAATGTACTTAGTGAAAATCCACTAGCTGCATGGTAGCTATACAGGCCCGGAGATCCGGTGCTAGTTTCATCTGAAATTGCTGTTACGCCTGAAAATGCATAGGTGGATGTAAAGTTATCAAATCTCCACCTGTAACGTTTGGTGTGACTTCCATCTAAAGCTGTTCCGTTAGTTCCGGAGACATACTGCACTACTGTTACTTTTCCGGCTGATGCTCTACCGGCTAGTTCCTGCCAGTACTTAACTCCCACCCAGCAGTTAAAGTCTGCTAGTCCTAATCCCTTAGGAGGCCGGGGAGCATCACTTACTCTGTAGTTAGATCGGTTTACTGCATCGTAGTAGTTAAGATCCCCCATCCCGCCGGTATCCGAACGGTTAGCAATTACCAGTACCCATCCTCCACCGTCGTAGGATTGATTTACGTATACTACAACAGTTCCTAAACTGGTCTTTACATTATAAAAGCCAGAAGGTCCGGTGATTTCCGAAACACTGCGATATACTGGCCCTCCGTAGTGTGTTCCCATTACCAGATTACTATATTTCGTATAATTGTTAATCCAGATGCTCCGGTACAGGCACGTCCTAGTGCAATACCCCCTCTGGATCCGTTTACATTTCGTCTTCTTTTCATAAAGAACTTTTTAGGGTCTCCTACAGCAAAGCTTCCATGAAAAAAATTATCACTGTTATTATCACAGGCTGATTCTCTGTTGTGTGTCTGAAACTGTGATAATTCCCAGCTATTAAAAGCTCTTGAAATTCTATCTCCATTTCCTTCATTATAACTGAGAATGTTACCTCCTCCAGCACTCACGTAATTACCGGTACAGAAACTCCAACAAGAGGTTACACTGGTTAGATATACTTCGAATGTTATAAAGCTCCACGGTACAGTATCGTTTAGTTCAAGTAGCACCCCTGTTGATCCGCAACCAACATTATCATGAGTTACAGATAATTGATAACCTCCTCTTGTACCTAGATTACCGGTATCACCTGTGTTGATGGTTGCAGAGTTTACACTTACCCCGTATACGTGGCTACTGGTAACTAGAGTGCTTTTTTGACCGTGGGCTAATGACATATCCTACCATTTACCTGCTGGGCAAGTTGCAGTTTTATATGCCATTATAGACTCCAATATGCAGCCGCAGCTGCCGCAGCTATCTCCTTGCTTAAACTCACAAGTATCGCATACAGACATCCAAGAACTCTTCTGTTCAGAAGTAGCCATATCTGACTCTTCGTATACAAAGGTTCTGTAGATGATTCCGTCTACAATGTTTTCCTGTACTTGCATAGTTTACTAGATTGGTTCTCCTTCTGTTCTAGGAGCAGTCCACTCTTCG